ACAACGGGCGTTAGATAGTATACCCGTTCAACAATTAGGGGTTTCTAACACACCGGATGGCTTCAAAAATACGTTTATTGAGTATCAGACAGAAATATTCAATTCAGGGTTTACCGCAACTACACCCGATTATTTATCGGCAGCAAAATATGTTTATGTTGTGACACAAGTTTTTAGTGGTAGTAAACCTGAAACATCTTCATTTATTGATTTGAAGGGTAAGTATCGTTGCAAATATTTGTCGTTTAGGGATAAGTTAAGTAAACCTGATTGGGTGGAACATTTTACAAAAATTACTGATGTTGAGAACATGGATTTTGAGGATTTGATTGTTAAATACGACACCCCAACAACCTTTCATTATGTTGACGCACCATATTGGAAAACGGAGAATTATTACTCAAATCATGATTTCGATAGACAAGACCACGAAAGATTGGCAAATGTTTTACAACAAGTGAAAGGTAAATTTGGTATGTCATATTATGATTTTGAGCTATTACATACTTGGTTTCCTCAAAATCAGTATAAGTGGGATAAGAAGTTATTTGCAAAAGCTGCGGCGGCCAAAAAAAATACCAAACAAAATATGGGGGAAGAGCTCTTTATAATGAATTTTTAAGTATTTTTGTATTCTCAATATATTTATAACTAAATAATAATTAGATGAAATTTACAAAAATTTTAAAAACTATCATTTCAGAGGCACAATCCAAGTATTTAATTAATTTGGAAAAAGTTACAAAACCACTAACCACAAAAGATGGTAAGAAGGTTAAGCCTTTGATGACAAAAGAAGTTTACGATGAACTAGTTAAAGCTGACCCGGGAACTAATCTTAACGATATTGATTTGACAACGTCAAATAAGGAAGATTTAGAAAAAGTAAAAGCGGGTGGATACGTTCCTTGGTTAATCAAACAATACTTGACAGTTAAAACTGAAGTTGGACCGGAACACCCATCGTATCAAAAAGAGTTGAAAGCCGCTCAAGAAACATTCTTGGAGGATTTATATAAAGTAACAAACGACTTAAAAAAGTTTGAAAGATTCAAAAATAGAATACCTCAAGAAAGTAGAGATATTAATAAGTTGAATGTTCAGCAACTTTATGACTTGGTTAAAGATTTTTCATTAGAGAAAACAAAAGCGTCAAAAGAAGAGAAGAAAGCGGCATCTGAAACTTACGAACACCCTGGAGGTGAGATAGTTTTTAGAGGAGATAAGTGGACTGTTGCCAAAATATCTGACACAGGTAGTTTAGGTAAAGACGCAGCATGTTTCTACGGTGGATACTACCTTGAGCCAAGTAAGGGTGAAACAAGATGGTGTACATCTTCACCGGGTCTTAATTGGTTTGATAGATATATTAAAGATGGTCCGTTATATGTGGTTATACCTAATCAATATACGGGACAAAAAGGGGAAAAATCAGGTCTTCCATCTGAAAGATACCAGTTCCACTTCCCATCTAATCAGTTTATGGACGTTCACGACCGTCAACAAGATTTGATTAAATTGTTAACAGGTGAAATGTCAGAATTGAAAGATTTTTTCAAACCTGAATTTGCTGAAGGTTTGACAGTTGGAGGTAAAGATTTAAAAATCGATAGTTTCACAAGTGGTTCAATAGGAAAGTATATTGCGTTATATGGTTTAGACGACCTTTTCAAAAATTTACCTGAGAGTTTGGAAACAATCCAAATTTCAAATCGTGAGAACAACAATATTATATTCCAAGTTCCTGTAGAAATTGGTAAGTTCACAAATCTTACACAAATTCTGTTCGACAACTGTATTGATTCAATACCTGATACAATATGTAATTTGAAGAAATTAAGATTCGTAGCACTTATGAATAACAAAAATCTCAAAACTGTACCAGGTTGCATTGTAACTTTACCTAAATTAGTTTTCTTGAACCTTAAAGGAAGTGACAACGTAGAAGTACCTGAAGAAATCAAACAAAACGGATTTAGCTATGGTGACGGAATGTGGGACTTACAACAAGATTAAACCTTAAAATATGAATGTCGAAATTGAAATCTACATGAGTGGAATTATAAAATTCTTCAAAGACAATCCGAATGAATTATTAAACTTAGTTCCTGAAGATAAAAAAGAAGAGTTTTTTGATAAAATCAGAACTGTTGCAATTTCGAATTCAGAAAAGGGGGATGAAGTAAGTTTAACTCGACAACAATTAGTAGATATCTGTATACAGATAAACGGTAAGGATAATTTAATTGTCAAAAAATTAGACAAAGTGATTCAATACACACCTTTTGGTGAATATTCTTTAAATTAAAAAAAAAAATGTGGGTTTCTGACCCACATTTGTTTTTTTTACCTATCTTTGTGATATGAAAGAAGTATTATTCAAATATGAGGCAAAATCCTATTTCAATCAAGAATTTCAAAACTATTGTGATATCGATGAAATAAACTCGGTTGACGAATTTACAATACAGAACAACAAAGTCACTTCGTTCACAAAAAAGGGTTCCAAAAAATTTGAAGGACCAATCTTCTTCACAAGAAAATCATACAATAATGATGAAAGTTGTTTTGAAAAAAACTATGGTAATCCATTATTTGGGATATTCAGACAAAAATTAACAATTGTCGTCGAAAAAGAAGGTAATAAAGTGTGTTTGAAATATTTTTTTAACTCCTCACTAAGGAAGGTGGGGAAGACATTTTTTCAAAAATCAACCAAAGTAGTTTATCTCACCAGTAATTTAGAAACTGGTGATGTCTATAGAGGACACATTACTAATTATCATCTTAAAAGAAAGGCGACTAAATCGGTTAGAAAAAATCAGTTCACAACTCATTTAGTTGCGGTTATGAAAAACACCTTGAAAAGTTTACTTGATGGATTTGGTAATCAACATAAAAGTTTCGAAGTGTCGTCAGATGCAATCAGAGTTTTTATGAATAATATTGTTTCATTTGAAATGACAAATCTTTCAGACGATGACAAACTTTATAAGTTCTATTTAGATAGAAAAAATGTAAAATACCCAAATAACTTTCCCGTATATAGAAACGGTGAATATGGTATTATTCCGATTATGAAAGACCTAAAAAAATCAAAACTTAAAATGGTTGATGCGTTTTTGAAAAAAAATAATTTGAGTGGTAAAGTTTTGAAAAAAGTTCTACATGAGTGTAATGGTTTGAATATAAAACTATATCAAATTGCTTTAAAATTTTTTGGTTCTGATTGGTTGAACCAAGACCCAACCTTTTTAAAAAATTGTTTAGAGTCACAGGAAACAACATGGTTCTCAACGGAAACAAGTTTAAGTGATGTATTTTCAACTGAAGAACTCAAAAGAGTATTTAATTTATTCAAAAAAATAATAGAAGAAAAATCACTTCAGAGTTCCACATTTTACGACCATATCCGTTTTTATATTGAGTTAAAATCTTTCGGTGAAGAGGACTTGAGGTGGAATAGTTCAAATAATTTGGAAGAGTTCAGACAAGAACATTTGGATTGGACGGAAAAATTATCACAATACAAGAGTGGAAATTTCTTTAGAATTTATCCGAAAAAAATAAATGAATATATTTCGCATGTTATAAAGGTTAATGATGTAGAATATGTACCGGTTCTTTTGACAAACTCGACAGAATATAATGAAGAGAGTTTTACACAATCAAATTGTGTAAAAACATATATCCAATCTTGTAATACCATAATCATTTCTTTAAGAAAGAATAACATGTCATCTTCTGAGAGAGCAACTATCGAATATCGGATTAGTAAAGATAAAAACAATCTGAAAATAATTGCCAAGAGGGTTCAGGATAGAGTTAGATTTAATCAAACACCAAGTCCTGAATGGGTTGAACCTATGTCAATATTAGACGAGAGAGTTAACAAGTATGTAAGAAGTAATGATTATGAGAATGTCAAGTTGAAAAAAGATTGTAGAAATGGTAAAACATTTGAATATGATTCTTTTTGGAATGAAAATAATTTGGTGTGGAATAATTACAATAACCAAATTTTTAATACATTTTGATTATGAAACCAGATTATATTAAATTTGTAGAAAAAAAGTCGGAATATTTTTTATCAGAGTCATTAATTGATAATACCTTTGACATCAATAAGATTGAAGATAAAAAGTTTGACTTAGTTTATGTTAAGTCTGATTTTATAAATTCAAAATTTGATTGGAACGAAAAGATTTATAAAACAACACATGGGTTCTATTTATATTTATACAAAAATTCATTATATGACAATAAACCTCGGTTGACTATATATTATGAACCGAACAAAATGAATGAGTTAATGTTCTTTTTAAAACAAATTATACAAACAATTAAAAAATAAAATATGGAAATTACAAGCACAGAACTTAAGAAAAAAATTGAAAATGGTGAAAAAGTCTTGGTTGACTTTTTTGCGACTTGGTGTGGACCCTGCAAAGTTATGAAGCCTTGGTTTGAAAAGGTTGCAGAAGATATGAATACCAAAGACGGGGCTAAACTATATCTTTTCAACATCGAAAACGATAAAGAGTTTGCGGTAAACGAACTCGGAATCAGAAGTGTCCCAACCATCAAAGGGTTTAACGAAGGTAAAGAAGTTTACCATAATGTAGGTGTTTTGAGAATGGAGCAACTACAAGAAGTTGCACAAAGTTTATAATATGAAAGAATTATCAGTTGTGGTTTATACCATGAAAAATTGTCCCTTCTGTTCCGAATTTAAGGAGATTCTAACTAATGAAGGTATTGAATTCGTAGATAGAGATATAGACGAATACGAAGAGGAATATAACCTTTTTAGTGAAATAACAAATAATGACATGGTACCCGCACTTCTTATCATAGAAGGAAACGAAGAAAACCACGAATCGTTCTTATACGCTCCTGAGACACATTATAACGAACTAACTGAGGCTGTTGAGTTAATCAATACTCACAGAAAAAATGTGGGGATTATATAATTATAAAATCCTTAAGTTTAACTTTCAAAAAATCGTAATCTTCAAGTGGGTTGGTAATCTCAATAGACCAATCCACTTTTTTTATTTGAGTCTCCAACCACTTCATATCGAAGTCGAACATATCCAAGATTGCGGAAGTTAATACATCATCGGTAATACCAAAGAAGTTATCGTAAACAGAAAACTCTTCTTCGTTCTTTGTTAAATTTAAAGTCACAGACGTTATAGGGTAATTTGATGGTATATTATACACAACATACTTTCCGAAATAATAAAGTAATCTACCTTGGTCTAATGAATAACCATGGGGGAATGAGGATGTGTTAATCAGGTTGTCAGGAACCTCTTTACAGAAATCTTGGTAGTCATAACTTGAAATCTTCTTTTCGAATTTGTCAATCTGTGAATAATGATAAGAACAATTTTTTGAATTGTGATAGGTGAAAGAAATAGTTTCAACTTCTTTTAACTTAACACCATATTCGATTAAATCTATGGAGTGGGTAATTTTTCTATTATCAATAAAGTTGGAAAACTTCTCAACAAATTCTTCCAAAACTTTTTGTAAATCTATTGTTTCTTTACAGGTTGTTTTACCTTTAATAATGAAGAAATTTTGGCAATCTGCAACCTGAAATATGGATTTTTCATTATCAGGTATTTTATTCAAAATAAAATCTGCGAGTAAGTTTACAATACCTATTGAACTTTTTGGGTCTTTCAAAATCATAATATGAATTTTGAAAATTGTATGAAAAATGTGTTAATAACTAAATAGAAATTACGATATGTAATCACTAAAATATTCGTTTATCGTTCTTTCTAAGGCGTCGTAATCGGCGTAATCGGGAGCGTAATAATTTAAACAACTTATCGCACCATCTTTAACGGATTCTTCCATTACATGTAAAATTGAACCATGGTAATCAATTGTGCCACTATCTCCATAGCGTTTATTATTTTCCAAGTAGTCAGTTATGATAGTTTCAAAATCGCGTATTTCAACTTCATAGTATTCGTTCATCTTTTCGGTATTATATTTACTTGGTCTCATTAAATATTTTCCCTCCGACATTACAAATAATCTACTTAATTCATCAATTATGCCATCATATATAGTTGATTCATAAGCAGAATCATAAGAATTTGAATAGACACTTGATAGTTCTGACTCTAAGTCAGTTAATACATCTCCTAAGATATAATTAAATGTTTCGTCGTCATTTATAATTGAAGAAATGTTTGATTCATCAACAAGTGCGTAATCTTCATGACCTTGTGATTGTGAAATCTCTTCAAGTAAGGAGGTTTCAGGTTCAATTTGTTTACCATTTAATTCTCTTACCATTACTTTTTTCAGTAATTCAATATTTTTTTCATTCAAGTCATCAACTACGTCTCTATGTAAATCATCTGACCTGTAATCATTAGAATAAAAATCGTATTCACCATTTAATATTTCCTCGATTGTGGATGGGTTTATGTTATTTCTTGTCTCACAGAAAAATCTATATAATTCACCTCTCTCATCCAAAACTAAATAGAACTTTCCATTTTCGATTTTTAGGTCAGTAACCATATCTAAGATATATTGATAGAATTTTTCCTCATCTTTCTCATATAACCAAAGTAGATATTCATTTTGCCAATCACCGGATGTTACTATTGTTGGGTCTATTTCGTCTAATCTACCTCTTCTTTCTAAGAAGTTAAAAAATACTTTTACATCATCACCAAAAAATCTTAAAAAGTCACCAGTTCCGTTGTTAAAGTCTTCTATTATATCGTCTATATTCATAACATATAAATATAAAAAAAGGGGCGTTTTTTTCGCCCCTTAAATTAGTTGGTATAAAAAGATTACCTAGAAGTTTTGTTTACGTTGTAATACTTCTCAATAGTCTTTTTAATTGATTGTTGGACCGTCTCGCTGACAACTCTGTTCTGCTGTTGGGTAGTTGTAGTACCTTGAGCTGGTTGAGTAGCCGGAGCCGGGTTTTGATTACCTTTACATCCACATCCGCCCATAATTTTGTTTTTTAATTTTAGTTTATTATTTTGAATTTATGTTTATAACAAGTTTTACGAATTGAACCTTTGTGTCCGTTATTTATTTTTATACCCCTTAAACTCTGAGACAATTTCATCCTAATATTTCTTAATTGTCCATTTGCAAACCCATTATCATATAAATAGTTTGCGGCGTCAACTAAATTTTCAAATATTATTTTTTTTCCTGATTCTATATTTATCAGTGCGAATTTTTCAAAGTTATTGTTTTTCTTTAAGTTGTGTTTTGATAGTTGAATTTTGGTTTCATCAGATACTCTGTTTTTTCTATTTTCACTTACTAAACAGAGGTTATAACCAAACTTCATATCATTACTTTTGTTTTCCAAAATATAATAATTTTCTTTTTCAACTAAATCTTTTTCCTCACACATTTCTATAATATCAAAAATAAAATTTTCCTTCCCGTCTCTATTATAAGAACTTTGAAGGAATTTATTATCGTGAATTCCTTTTTGTAACATCCAAAAATGTTTTTCTTTTCTTTTTTTAATATCTACAGAACTACCTATGTATATTTTATTATTTTTGGTGTTAAGTATTTTATATATTCCGCATCCCATAATAATAAATACACTATATTTGCAATTATATTAAGTTAAAACTATTTATTAAATAAAAAATAGACTAAAATGGAAAAAATTTTATTGGAAGGAAGAGTTGAGGATTTCAAAAACAAATATTCTAAAAATTTTAGTGCTGAACAACTAACAAGAATTATAGATTTAATATTACCAAAATATTTGAATTGGGTTGGTAAATCAATTAATACAATCAATTTCGACCAAAATTTACAAACAATAAATGACGCATTAAAAAAATTCGATAAGATTTCATCCAATCTAACAAAAACTGATTTATACCAATATAAAAGTGTTGATGAGCTTGTGGATGAATTAAAAAAATACGAAGAGAAACAGAGAAGGAACGCTCAAAAAGTAAAGGGCGGTAATTTAGTATATGATGATGATAGATTTTATGTTGTAAATCCCCTCACTCACGATGCGTCTTGTTATTATGGTAAGGGAACTAAATGGTGTACTACAACAACTTCCGACTATAATTTCAACAAATATAATGAAGAATCTAAATTGTTTTATGTAATAGATAAAAGATTAAAAACTGATGACCCATACTACAAAGTTGCAATACTAAAAAATTTTGATGGTGGAGAGCAGTATTGGGATGCAAGGGATAATTCTTTTAATAAGGGTTGGATTTTAGGTACTGAAGAGTACGAGAGAATGAAAAAAGAAATATCTAATTACATGGACTCTGAATTTGCTGAACAGATTAAAATTTTCTCAGATAAAGAGTTGGCAAAAAAGGAAAAACAAAGATTAGAAAGATTAAGAATTCAAAGGGAACAACAAAGAAAAAAAGATGAGGCAGAGGAAAGAAGATTAAATGATGAATGGGCTTTCGGTCCAAATTGTCCTGAGGAAGGTTTGATGGCACATGCCCTTTTAACGTATCTGATAGATGAGGGAGACGTAGAAGAATTGACAGAGTCGGACAAAGTTAGAATGTCTCAAATAAAAGATGAATTAGAAGTTCTTGATGTGATTGATGACGCGGATACAATATCTGAATTGGAGGAAGAGTTAGAAGAACTCCAATCTAAGGTTGATGTTTATGACATGGTACCATTAGGTACTCATTATAATATGACCACTTTTGAATGTTTGAAAGATGATTTATATGGTCGGGAGTATATGGTTGGTGATGAGGATAATACCCGTAGGAGTGCTGAAGAAGCGACAGAAGCACTTATAGATGATATAGGTTATGAAGGATTTAACAAATCTTTTGTTAGTTCACACATAGATAGTGAAAAAGTAAGAGATTATGCATATGATTTTTACTACGATGATGTTTATGACAACCCAGATTCTTTTTTTGAAGACGAACAAAGGATGTTATCCACCTCCCAAAAAGAAGAAATTGATGTTAAAGAAAAGAAAATTAAAAGAATACAAAGTGAGATTGAAAGTTTAGAATCTGAATTAGAAGATAAAGAAAATGACGAAGAGATAGAAGAACTTGAAAGTATTATTGAAGACTTACAAGATAGTATTACAGAACTTGAAGAAGAAATTGAGGACATCAAAGATTCTCCTGATGGTGATTTTCCTGATGATTTGATAGAGGAAAAGGCGGGTGAATTGGCAGATAACGCCGAATCAGACCCTGAGGACTTTATAAGTGAAATGGGTTTAGATTTAACTGAATTTATAGATAAAGATTCATTTATTGAAGATGTAATAGATTCAGATGGTTACGGTTCTTCAATTGGTTCTTATGACGGAGATATAAATGAATACAGAATAGAGGGTGAGAGTTATTATGTTGCTAGATATAATTGACCTTTCACAATATGAAATTTATTGTTATATTTAATCATGGCTAGAAAAAAGAAAATATCATTCAAACTTAATCCTGAATGGATGTTTAAAGAACCATTAGATTTTGAATATAACAAATATACACTACTGGATTATTTACAAAAATGCGAAAAAAACTTTGACAATTTAAGGATATATCCTGACTTTGTTGAATTGTCATTACACATCGCTAATGTTCAATCCCTTATGAAGGAGAATGTATTGTTATTAACCGACAAAAAGTTTGAGTCGTGCGACGATGAAATCCTACTCAAAGAACTTTACCCCAAGAAACCGAGAGAACTTAAAGAGGGTGAAAAAACTGAACTTAACAAAACAATAAAGTATTCAAACTCCAAACTAATTGATGCGTTTAATATTGCAAAATCAATTTGGACTATTGCATATGATTCTGTTTCAGTCTCATTAAAGAAAAATAAAGAAAGTGTTGTTGTTGGTTCAGGATTTTTGGTGTTATATGAAAAAGAGGAAAACAAAATTATCGTTTGGGAATATGAACTGAAAAAAACAAAGGATAAAAACTCCGATTACAAAACACATTTGAGAAAAATACATGAGGGATTACACCATGAAGAAACTTTAAATATTGTTATTGAAACCAAATCAACATGGAAGGGGGTAGATTTTTTGAAAAAACTACCGGTTTTTGAAGTTAAAATCACACAAAAATTACCTTTGGAAGAGACTATCATACCCATTATGAAAAGAAAAACATTAACTCTCATATTCCAACTTACTTCGGCAGAGAGAGCAAAAAATTTTGACAATAAGGTATAATTTTTTTATACTTTATTATGGGATTCCACAAGAGATACATTAATTTTGAAATTGTAAAAAAAAGATTAGAAACAAATTCTTTAAAAAATTTGTTTACTAAATGTGATTGTATTATCTTTAATGACAAAGAAAGTTCAGTCGTTTACGAATTATTTTGTGAGGGAAAATCAGAACAAGAAATATTAAATTATATAAACCAAAAAAACATGGAGGTAAAACTATGAAATGTATTAAATCAATCAAAGCAACTAAAAACACCGAAATCGGTACAATCAAAAGAGTTAATGACAAAGAAGCAGACTCAGATGTAAGAGGTGGTTATTGGAAGTATGTTCCAAAAAGTGAATGGAAATCAAACACTGGTAAAACTAAAAACGTCGAAGAAAAGACAAACGTAGAAACCCCTAAAAATAAAAAGAATGAAAAAAATTCTAAATAAGTTAGACTGGATTTGGGATTATTATTTCGTATATTTTTTTTATAACGGAAATAAAATGGAAATGTATTACGATTACATGGAAAAAAAATGGAACAATAATGGAAAATAAAGAAATGGTTAATCACCCTAATCACTATGGGGGTGTTGAAAATGTTTATGAGGTAATAAAAGTATGTGAAGCTTGGGAACTTGACAAAGATGCATATTTATTTAATGTCGTTAAATATGTTGCAAGAGCGGGTAAAAAAGACCCTGCAAAAGAATTAGAAGACTTAAAAAAAGCAGCATTTTATTTAGACAGAAAAATAAAAAACCTACAAAAAAATTAGTTTTATGTTAAAGAAACTTTTTAATTTATTATTCCCAAAAAAGAAAGAAGAAGTCTCAAATCCAAGCACTTATCACGAATCAATTTTGCAGAGAATTGAAGAGAGAGAAAAATTAACCAAAAAGTTAAAAGAGGATAATGATAAGTTATCCAAAGAACTCGACGAACAGATTGAGATGTTAGATGCTCTTGTTCCAAAGATGGATGCAAAACCAAAACGCAAATACGGCAAAAAAAAATCTAATGATTGAAACAAACAAAATAATAAATGGTAATTGTATTGAGGTGATGTCAACATTACCTGAATCTTCGATTGACCTTATTGTTACATCTCCACCTTATGGTTGTGGAATTAAATACGACGTTCATGATGACGACATGGAGTTCACAGAATATCAGGACTTCAGCAAGAAATGGTTGAGTCAGGCGTATAGACTCCTCAAAGACGATGGACGAATTGCGGTAAACATTCCGTATGAAATTAACAGACAATCCAAAGGTGGTAGAATCTTTATGGTTGCCGAGGTTTGGAAGATAATGCAAGAAATTGGATTTGGATTTTTTGGTATTGTTGATTTGGAGGAGGACAGCCCACATAGAAGTAAGACCACAGCTTGGGGTTCATGGATGAGTCCGAGTTCGCCATATATTTACAACCCGAAGGAATGTGTAATTCTTGCCTACAAAAAACACCACATCAAAAAAGTAAAAGGTGAGCCGCAGTGGACCGGAACTCCAACCGAAATAGAACAAGAGGACGGAACAACTAAAACAAAAATTGTTTATCAAGACGAAGATAAAAAAGATTTTATGGAACTTGTTTTCGGTCAGTGGAAATATCTTAATGATAGCAGACCACTAACCAAAGCGACCTTCTCCATGGATATTCCTACTAAAGCGATAAAGATTCTTACATATAAGAACGATATTGTTTTAGACCCTTTTACAGGTTCAGGTACAAGTTTGGTTGCCGCTGAAGTACTCGGAAGAAGATGGTTGGGTATTGAACTTAGTGAAAACTATTGTAGGGTTGCTAGTGAACGGGTACAAGTTTTTATAGACCAAAAAAAACAATTAAAATTTGAG